CACATCGCTGCTTGGAAAGCCGGCGTTCTGGTTCTGCTCCGACAGTCCGGACACGGCGGGGCTCCGCACCTGGGGCCTAGGCTCCGGCAAGTTTTCCTACCGGGCTGACCGGTGCAATATTTCTATGACCGTAAAAGGACTCATCTGATGGCACTCACACTACCGCCGGCCGCGCCGCAACGAAACGACCGTGCGACCTTTTCGGATCGGCTGGATGCCTTCGTAACCTGGCTAATCAACTTCGTAACGGAGCTTCTCGCGCTCGTGTCCGGACTGAATGTTCTGGCGGCAGGCAGCGCTTACGCTCTTTCGTACACTGTGGACCTCTCGTCGACCGCGGACGCTGATCCGACGCCGGGTAAGCTGCGACTGAATTCGGCGACACAGACTGCCGCTACGACGATCTATCTTGACTTGCTCGGGGCAGGCGGCACCGATTACACGTCGATTCTCGACCAGTTGGACGCATCGACCAGCGCCGTGAAGGGGCAACTCCGTATTGTGGCGCAAGCTGACCCCTTGAAGTTTCTTACCTTCGACCTGACCGCACGGACTACCGCAACTGGATATCGAAAGCTGACCGTGACGAATACCGGAGGCAGCTCAACGAATCCGTTTGGAGCTAATGAGGCGGTGCTGATCAAGTTTTCACGTACCGGCGACAAGGGTGATACCGGGGCGACCGCATACCCGACCTTGCGCGTTCAGGATCAGAAAACAGCTGGCTCTGGCGGCGGCTCCTCGGTCACGGGCATGAACACTCGTACGTTGAATACGACCAGAACAAATACCATTACAGGAGCGTCTCTCTCGTCAAACCAGGTCACGCTGCCCGCCGGCAAGTACAAGGTAACCGGAAGCGCTCCTGCGTACGCAACCGGGCTTCATCAGGCGTACTTATATGACGTCGGAGCTGCGGCAACTCTCTTGCTTGGGACGAGCGAATTTAGCGCAACCAGTTCGCCTTTCAGTCAAAGTCGGTCAGTCATCACTGGTGAATTCACTTTGGCAGCAACCACTGTAATCGCGTTGAGGCATTTCACGAGCACTGCTAACGCCAGTGTTGGTCTCGGTGCCAATTTGGACAGTGCGCAGGCCAACATCTTCTCCGAACTTCTCTTCGAAAAGGTTACATGATGCGCTATGTCACATACGATGAGCTCGGGAATCTGACTGGGTGCTATCTGCAGGATGTTCCGCCCGAGCACGAGGGCTCGTACATCGAGGTCACCGAGGATGTCTCTGCTGACTGGCCGAATTACCGCGCCAACGAAGCGCGCGATGGCGTTGAGCAGGCGCCACTCGTGCCTCCCATTGATCCCGCTCCGATCGTTCCGGAGTCAGTCGCCATGTGGCAGGCCCGCGCTATCTTGATCGAGGACGATCTGCTGGATGACGTTAATGACATCCTGGCCGCAATCCCCGATGAGAAATCCCGGAAGCTTGCCCAGGCAAAGTTCGAATACTCGAGCACCGTTCGTCGGGATGATCCGCTAGTTACGCAGGTGATCCCGCAACTCGGCGAGACGGAAGCAGAGATCGACAACATGTTTATTCGCGCGGCGGGGCTGTGATGCGCGGCGGCTACGTTACGGTCCGGCTCACAAGCCGCTGGCCCTACAACCCGCTCAGTCTTGCAATCGGCTTCGCAGCAGGGTCCCGCCAGTTCAGCCACGCCATCACCATCATCGGCGCCAGGGCTTATGAAGCCTCGATGACGCATGGCTGCCGCGCAGGCTCCGTCGATGATCTGATGGAAGGTGTGGCGATCTACCGCGACATGCCTGTTTGGGTTCCGGACATCGATGCAGCGATCGCATTCGCCGAAGCGCAGTGCGCGCCGCCCCCGCCGGCTAAGTCGAGGAAATATGACTGGGCTGGCGCCGTCGGCATCCCGTTCACCTATTCGGAGGACTGGAGCGACGATAGCTGCTGGTGGTGCTCGGACTTGGCCTTCGCCATCGTCCTGGCCGGCGGCACGCGTTTGCTCGATCCTGATGTGATGAAGCGCGCCCGCCCGATCGACCTGCACATGGCCGACTACCCCAAGACCCCGATCCAAAGGTGGCAAAAGCCTCCGACTCCACCAGGACCCGCTTCGGCGGGTTTTTTTACGACCAGCGCAGCCTGTCCTGAAAGGGCGAAATGAACCAAACCCCCACCCCTGGCACCTTGGACGTGCTTCTCAGCTGGGCACTGCTTATCGGTTTGTCCCTCTTGGGCGGCTTGGCCTCCTTCATGCGCAAGATGAAAGAGGGGCACGTTCGCGCCTGGAATGTCACTGAGTTCGTCGGCGAGCTCGTGATCTCCGGCTTCACCGGGATCGTCGTCGCGAACCTGTGCGACTACATCGGCGCGCCAACGTCGCTCAAGTACGCCCTGGTCGGCATCATGGCCCACATGGGCAGCCGCGCTCTGTTCAAGCTCGAAAGCATCGCGAATTCGAAGTTCAACCTGCCGGCAGACGCCCCGAAGGACACACAATGAGCGTCGCCCGCATGAAGGCATCCGGCGCGTGCCGTGCGCTGATCCGCCAGTTCGAAGGCTGCTATCTGCAGGCATACCGTTGTCCCGCTGGCATTCCCACGATCGGAGTCGGCCACACCCGCGGCGTCAAGATGGGTGACCGCTGCTCTCAGCAGCAGGCCGACGTCTGGCTCACGCAGGATCTGGAAGACGCCGAGGCTGCAGTGTCGTCGCTGGTCAAGGCGCCGCTGGTCCAGCAGCAATTCGACGCACTCGTGTCCTTCACGTTCAACCTGGGTGCGAAGTCGCTGGCCGAATCGACCATGCTGATCCTGCTGAACAAGGGCAGCCACAAGGCAGCCGCCGATCAGTTCGACCGCTGGGTGTATTCGAACGGCCAGAAGCTCAAGGGGCTGGTCGACCGGCGCGCGGCTGAGAAAGCGCTGTTCCTGGACGGCCTGAGGATGCCGACATGATCGCCGCGCTGTTGGCCCGCCTGACGCCGTGCCGTGTGCCATTCATGGTCGGCGCGGGCATTGCCGCCGGAGTCCTCGCCTTCGGCGCTGGCTGGGTAGTCAACGGCTGGCGTCTCGGGAATGAGCTGTCACGTCTGAAAGCCACACAGGCACAGGAGAGGGCGACGCAAGCAACCGGTGCGCTGTCAACCCTTCAGGCCGACGCTGCCGCCATCCACAAGGCCGCGACCGAATACGCCGCGGTTCGCAGTTCAGTTCGAAGGCAGCTATCGACAATAGAAAATCGCCTCACTGAAGATGCAAAGAAAAAGCCTTTGCCTGCGGGCTGCGCACCCGATGATTCCAGGGTAAATGCTTTAAAATCTGCAGTATCTGCCGCTCAGTCTGCTATCGATCAATGACCGAAATTTTGAAGACTTGCACGGTCTGCAAATTAGACCTGCCTGCGACGCTGGAGTACTTCTATGCCGATCGGCGAGTAAAGAGCAATCTGCGCTCTAAGTGCAAGGCCTGTCAGCTTAAATCAAATAAGGAAACCGAGAATCCCGAGGTTAAAAGGCGCTACGACCGCGAGCGCTACATGGGGCTGCGGACCATCTCTCATGACGAAGCACTCAGGCGAGCACGGGAGAGCTCAAAGAGATATTATGCGACCGCGGGCGGGGCGGAGAAAAAGCGAATATGGCTGAGGGAGTGGCGCGCCAAAAATCCTGAGAAGCGCCGGGAGAATGAGCGCCGCTATCGTATTCGCTATCCCGAAAAGTTCAAGGCGAAGGTAAAGCGGCAAACTGATCGGCGTCGCTCGACTATTGAAGGGCGCCTTAATGTTCGCATGTCGACCCGCATACGTAACTTTGTCAAGAGAGGGAAGGACGGCATGTCGTGGGTCGAGCTCGTCGGTTACACTGCGCGCGACCTTAAAGCCCATTTGGAGCGACAGTTCACTCTTGGAATGACCTGGCAGAAGCTCATCAGCGGCAAAATACATATTGATCACATAGTGCCACTTCGCGAGTTCCGCTTCTCATCTATTGAGTCGGACGGTTTTCGCGCCGCTTGGGCGCTGTCCAACCTGAGGCCTTTATGGGCAAAAGAAAACTTGGAAAAGTCATCGCGGCGAGTGTTCTTATTGTAGTGAGCGGATGTAAAACGCTTGACCCCGTTCCTTTGGTAAGAACGAATCCTCCACTAGACAGTTCACTGGCTGCACCCTGTGTTATGCCAAATGCCCCCGAAGTCGCCGAGTACGATGTATGGCAGCTCTGGACCATTGAGTTG